CGCTATCATTCTTTTACAAAATTCTCTACTATCCGTTCTTGTTTCTCCAGCGTAAACGTACCTTGTAATGAATTTAACGCCATCAATTACTTCGTCTTGCTTACTTGTAATATTAGGTCTATTGTCGCCCGTCTTAACCAAGTTTACTAATTTGCTTAATAATGACTGTTTCGGCTCTTTAGAGAGCGTTTCGTTTTCTTCGTCGTCCGAATCATAATCTACTTCGTATTCGTCTATTAAAATTGAATTTTCGGGTTCGTCTTCGCCTAAGTTAATTAGTAATTCAGCTATTTTAAAATCTTTGCTTAATTCCGTTCCCGTTTCTTCAGCTACTTGTTCTTCATTTTGTGCGTTTTCTAAATCAATAAATTCTAACGGTTGTAATGTTTTAAAGAATAACTTCAAAGTAATTCCGTTAAAAGCTAAAATCTTATTAAAAGCTTCTATAATTTGGTCTTGAATAGGCTTAATAACCATATTGTCAAATAGAATAGAAGCATTCTTTAATTCATCAGCATTTGAACTAAAACCATTTGCCGAACCTAAACCGAAAAGAAGCGGCGAAGTAACGTTATGCGCTAACATAATTTTTTTAACGCATTCTTCACTTAATGAATTATACAAGTCGGGAGCATCGTTAACGGGCATTGTGTCAACCGTTGTTCTACTTTCTTGGTTATTATTAAATCCGATAATTACCTTTTCGCCACGTGTCCCCGTTAATTGGCTTTTTACCTTTGAAGTAATAATATTTTGTTGTTCCTCGGTAGGTACGCCATTATTAAAATTAATCACAACCCGTCCCGAAAACCCGTTTTGAACTTCGTTAATTAAATAATCAGCTATTTCTTCTTCTAACTTTGCATAAGGTAACCCACCTTGATAGTCTGGTAGAGAATAATATTTCATTCCAACAGCATACGGCTTTGAATAAAGTATTTCTATTTGTTCGTTTGAATATCCGAAAGCGGGAATTCTTTTAGGTGCGTATTTTTTTACGTCTAACCAATTATCTGAATAATAATATCCTTCTATTTCTCCGTCTTTATTGCACTTTTCCGCACGTAATAAATTCACGGGTATGTGATAAGCCTTTAAAATTCTTTTGTGATCTTGTGAATAATGTACTTGCATCGCAAACTGTCCGAACATTTTCCTATCCAGTACGATTTTACGAATACAATCAGCATTAAATAAAGCCATCATTTGAGCGTACTCATTTGGCTTTTTGCTTGCGTCTAAAGCACTTAATCCACGACCGTAAATTAAACGGCTTACATTGTTTATTACGCTTGAATTAGTAGTCGAATTAACGTACCTATCGATAATAAATTGAAAGTAGTTATTATCTTCTCCGAATTCTACCCAAGCATCTCGTTTTGATTCTTGAATTACGGGCGTTGTATAGGAACTTAATTCTAAAACGTGTATATTATTCATAAACTATAAATTCGTTGGTGGTACTATTCGCAGTATATTGTCCGCTGTTTACTGTAAACACATTTATACTTTGATTAGTACAAAATATTCTATCTTTATAAACTACCGTAGCACCGTTAATAAATACCAAATCGTAAAAATGATTTTCTACTAAATTAAATTCAGCTTCAAATGTATCGTAATATTCCCCTTGTGTATACGTGTAACCCGTTATTTCAGTTGTTACATTCGTTTGATCGTCCGTAATTGCTACGTAATCAAAAACTTTATTTCGTGGTATAAACACAAAGTCTTGGTCATTTGTAGAAGTAGTTAGAATAATCATATATTATAAACGTCAAAAGTACGAATTTGTCCTTAAACAAAAAACACCTACCGAAGTAAGTGTCTTTTGCGCAAGTATATAGAAGAAAGGAATTAAGCAGTAACTATTTGTGCGTCCGTTCCCGAACCGTCTTCAAATAAAGTTTTTAAACCAGCTTCGTCAGTAATGTCAAGGAAATTAGCAGGTGAAACCTCCATCGCTTCAAAAGTTAGGTTGTATCCGTTGAAGTCACCTAAAGCGCTTCCTGAAGAAACAGTTCCCGCTGTAACATCAGCACCTTGTGTAAGTCCCATCAAAAAGAATTGGTCGGTCATTGTTCTTACAACTATTCTTGGTCTACCGTAAGCCAATAGTTTAACGTTTTTATGCGTTGTAACGTCTTGTCTTTTTAATTGAATAGTAAGTGTTTGTTGAAAGAAAGTAGTACCATTATCGCGGCTTGAATTAATTGTAGTTTCAAAGCTATTAGCACCTTTTAATTCGTACTTGTACAATTGTAAAGCACCAGTTCCAACAGGCGTCCAATCAGTAATTAAATCCGTATCCGTGTTATCGTATGTAACAGCGTCGGAATTTAAGTCGTCGTAGTTAATAAAGTAAATCGCTTTCAATCCTGAAACCGAATCCTTACATTGTTCTATACGACCGTTTGTTATATCACAACTCATTTTATTTAGTTTTTTATGTTTAACAAAAAAGGCGGCGTTTATTGCACCGCCTTACTTTAGTTTATGTTATTTTAGTTAGCGTTGTTTGTAATACCGTAAGTAACTACATCCGAAGCAAAACCGTATTTCGCATCAGCAGAAAAACGCATTACTACGCGTACATTTTGCGAACCGTCGATATCACTCATGTCTAAAACTTTGCACTCATTCATATCCGACATCAAAGAAGTAGCAAAGAATAAGTTTGAAGTTTGAGAAAGTAACGCAGTATTTGCAGCAAGTCCGTTAGCCAAGAATACTTTAACACCGTCGAAATACAAGTCATTTAATACTTGGTTTGTTCCTTTGTTATCGTAACCGTTAGCACCTACACCTGAAGCAGCGAAACCACCTAAAGCACGAACGTAAGCTCTATAAATGTTATTAGAAACATAAAGAGTTAAATCTTCTTTACCGTACAAAGCAGAAGGCAAAGCGTCAATCATTGAACCAAGTTGAGCAATAACATTAGAAGCGTTTACCCCACCACCTACCGCAGCAATTTCTTGCGTAGAAGGTAAAGCCGCATCAGTAGTTAATTGTGTCATGATACCAGCGAATTGTCCAGCAACTGAATTAACACCTTGCCAAATTGAAGTTTCCATTCCAGCAGCAACTTTTTCAGCAGCGTGTGCAATTAAGAAATCAGCAAATGATTTAGGCAAAACATCGAACGCAGAATATCCCATTTGAATGGCATCCCAATCCTGTCTAAAGTCAGATTTACACAATTGTAAATTAATTTGATAATACTCGGGTTGAAGTACACGTTCAGTTAACGTTACTGTTGAAGTAGGGTCAAAGTCACAAGTTGCGTTACGAATAATATCGTCCGTTGCAACTCTTTTAATTACTTGTTTGAATTTTACATTCGGCATAATAGTGATACCGCCTTTTTCCAAGGTTGGAGCGCTTAATAAAGCAGCAGCGATATATTTTCCTGCGAACTCACCAGCATACGTTGTAGTAATGCTTTGAGTAGTTGATAGGTTAATTTTTTCCATTTTTATTTTTAATTAATTAATTTATACTACGGTTAAAGTAATTGCACCAGTAGAAGTTCCAAGTCCGAAAACATACCAGTTTGTTCCGTCACCTACTAATTCAACGAAATCGCCAATTGTATCAGCAGAAGCAGAAAAAGTAATTGTATTTTCATCAGCACCCGGTACGTTTGTACTGTTTACGATAACACCACCTTGAATTTTGTTTGAAGCCGCTTTAATAGTCCAAGCAGTTGTTGCGAATAACGCACCTACTACGAACTTGTAAGATTGTCCAGCTCCATCAGCAACCGCAGGAAGTGTAACTTGCGCACCCGCAGCAGCGTTTAAGATAAATACTTTACCGCTATCTTCAGCAGTTAAAGTTGTTGCACCTGTCAATGTTTCAACTACGCCTACTTGACGTAAAACATCGTTAGATACAGAAGTGTAAGTTGTACTCATTTTGTATTTTTTTTAAAAATTATTACTTGTTTAGTTTGTTTAAAACTGAATCCATTATAGTGCGCTGTCTTTTATTAGCGAACTTAAATGTTTCAACTTTGTTTTCGTTTTCAGGATTAAAAGAAATTGGTTTAACTTCTTCGTCTTTTGATAGTTCAACTTCTTTAACCTCGTTCAATTTGCTTAATTCAGCTTTAAGCGTTTCGTTCTCTTTTTTCAATGCTTCAATTTCCGAAAAGAAACTTTCTTTAATTACGCTTTCAACTACTTTTTTAGGGTTGCTTTTAGCTGTTTCCATTTCTTGTTCTTTTTTCGCTTCCTCTTCGATAGGCTCTTCAACTTCTACTTCTTCTTCTTCAACCTTTTCTTTAATTTCGGAAATAATTCCCTCTTCAACTACGATCAACATACGACCGTCTTCCATTTCGTATTCTCCTACTGGCACGGGTATTTTTTGTTCGTCTTCCGTTACTACGAAAATTTCGTTACCAGCTTCAAACATATCAGCTTCAAGAACTGTTACGCCATCCATTAGTTTCATTTGTTCAAGTTTTACTTCCATTCCAAGTAAAGTTTTGATTTGGTTTATTAAGCTATTTTTCATTTTTTTTATTTATTTATATTTTAACACTTAAAATTCTATTCAATGATTGTCTATCTTTTTGTAATTTAGAAAGACTTTTTAAAATTTCAGGCGGCGTATCAACCCCTAATAATTTAGCTTGTGATTGTAAATTATTTATATCTTTTTCAACTTTATCGTATAATGAAACATTTTGTTTTAATAAAGCTTGAAGATTTTTTACTGTTTCAACAGCATCCCAAAACTTATCCATAACAGGCAAGGCGTCTTTATCTAAAAAAGCTATTGAAGATTTTATATCGTCAACTAAAGCAAGTTCAACTTCGTGCGAAGCTAATTGTGTTTCTTCTTTGAATAGTTTTCCGAAAACTGTTTTTAGTGTATTCATAACTTATTAACTTTTAAAATTTTTACTTGTTCCTTTTTTAGCCGTTTTGACGTACTATCGTGCGCACTCCGTTGTTATCTGTTACCGTTACATTTTGCGGCGTTACGCTGGCTGTTTTGCCTATTCCTTGCGCTTCTAAACTACCGTCGCAACAATCTTTGTGATATTTTCCGTCTTTACATAGGCATCCACGTTTACCACCACGGGGACTAACTTTACTTGCTGTTCTCATTATAGGGTTTTCAATTTAGCGATTAACCCTTTATATTGTGCAACGTCTTTAACCGCTAATTTCATGTCTTTTAGTTCTTGAATATTATTAACGTCTATTCCTAATTCTTTTGCTAATTGTTCGTATTTTGTAATTACATTCGGCATTTCATTTGACACTTTTATAGCTTCATCTATTTTATCAATTAAACCTCGAACTTCTTTAAGTATTCCTGAATATTTAGAATCTACATTATCCGTTAAGCCATAGTAAGAAGTAACTAATTTGCTTGCATCGTCTTTTATACTTAATTGTACTTCGTGTTTTGCTAATTTAACCTCGTTAGCATTCGCATCCATTTGCGAAATCATTTTTAAAATGTTATTCATTTTTTTCATATTTATTAATTAAGTCTTTAATTTTTTCAATCATTATTTCGTCTTCTTCGTTTTGTTGTAAACTCATTTCGTATTGATCTACAAAGTGACCTTCAATACTAAATCCTTTTACTTCGCCGTCTTTTACCTTTTGCCAAACATCGTCGTTGTTTACTTTCATTGAAATCATCCAAGTTCCTTTAGGTAAATTAAAGTTGTATAATCGGCTTTTATCCGTCTTTTCGTCTTCAATTATCCAGCTTTCAACAACACTCATACCGTCAAGCATTTTACGTTCGTGTTCGTAAGTAGCGTTGTTTTGATTTGAGCGCATCAAAAATAATTCGCTTGCTTTGCGTACCGTGTCCTCACTAAAATAAATATAGAACTCTTTGTCCTTGTTTCTACGGTAAATTTGTTTATTAGGCACTAAAGCCGCACCCATCAAAATACGTTTTTCCGCATCTACTTCTTTTAGTTCAACTTCATGCTTTTTTAACGCTATAAAATTCTCCTCGATCGCGGGACTTTCAACAACTGATACCGCATTTATTCCCGCTTCTAATTTTGTTTCGTCAATTAGTAGTTCTATTATTTCAACTTTTGCCATAATTATTAAACTTATAAAGTTGCGTTTTGTACTCTATTTCTATCTAAAGCTTGTGCGCTTGTTACTTCGCCACTAACTACGTAAGCCTTTGCGGGCGTTTGTTGTAATTGTGCTAATTGATTAACACCGCTTGAACCTATTGTGTTAAAGTTTGCAGTCATAGGCGCACCCGCTGGAGCGTTTGAACCACCACCGCCACCGCCTGAAGCAGCACCACCCTCGAATTTTTGCGAAGCTATTTTTTTAACATTTAATAAACCAGCCGTAATTGCCGCAGCCATAGCAATATAATTAAACGGGGGTGGTGAACTTGCTAAAGCCGTGTTTGCCGCTTTATAAGTGTCTATAACCGCATTCGCTATATTAACCGCCTTTTGTATTTGAAACGCTTTCTTTTGTTGTTTAACACTTTTACCAGCGAATAATTCAGTAAGGTTTGAAATTGTTTGTAACGTGTCTTGTGCGGCTTGAATACTATTGTCATGTAGCTTTTTTCTATTTGCCGCTATTTCAGCATCCTTTACTTTTTGTGCTTCTACTTCAGCATCAGCATATTTTTTATTTATAGCAGCGGAATCTTTATTGAATTTTTCAGTTAGTTCTTTTTGTAATTCAGCGTTATTACCAGCGGCTTCGTATTCTTTGTCGTATGCAATTTGTAAGTCTAAAAGCTCTTGTTCCTTTTGACTATTTTTTAATTTTTGTAAAGCGTACCATTGTTCGTCTTGTAGTTTAATTTGCTCCGCATTTTTTAAAGCTAAAGCGTCTTTTTCTATTTTGTCGTATTTGTCATTTATTGCTTTATCGTCTAAACGTTTACTTTCAATAGCTTGCGCAGTTAGTTTGTCGTAATCTTCTTGTTTAAGTTTACCCTCTTTAAAGTTTTTATCCGTTTCTTGTTGTTCGTATTTGTATTTAATTCTCAAAGCGTCTAATTCTTTATCACGCCCTTCTTCCATCAAACGGTTTTTTTCTTCTTCCATTTGACGGGTAATGTCTATTTTTTCTTGTGCCACTCCTTTTTCCGTGTTTACCGAATCTTTAGCGCCTTGTTGGTCGCTCTTTTTTATTTCAAGCAGTAACCCGTCACGGTCGCTTTTCATTTGCGCAAGTCCGTTTTTTGCTTCTTTTATTGTAGCATCGGATTTGGCTTTTGTTTCTTTAGGGTCAAACAATAAACCAGCGAAAAAATCAGCACCCTTTTTAGTTAGTTTAGTTATTTCTTCGTTAATAGTAGAAGTAGTTATTACGCCAAGCCCTAAAGCTTCACTAACTTTATTTGCCGTACTTAAAACCATGTCAATAGGTGCAACCATAGCACGAAATAACAAGGCTTGTCCTTCTAACCAAATACGGAAAAACATTTCAGCATATTCTCTATTTCTTACCGCGGCTTCATATTCTAATTTAGCAGTTTCTTCAAGTCCTTTTATACGTGCTTCTTCATCAGCAATAGCAGTATTTAATTTACTTATTCGTATTTTTAAAATTTCTTTTTCGCTTTTACCTTGTAAGCGTAGTGAATTTTCTTGTAGTTGCGCGTTTTCGTAAATTTCTTTTGAAGCCGTCGCTTGTTTTTCTACCTTTTTGTTAAGTTCTTTTTGTTCATCTGAAACACCGCTTACCGCTCCTTTTATTTCGTCCCAGTATGCAACTACCGTACCCAAGGCAACCACGAACGCACCGATACCCGTTGCTATTAATTCCGTTTTAATTCCTTTTAAAGCAGTACGTGCCACAGTACCCATTGCAGCAAACGCATCTTTTGCTTGCATTAAACCGTTTATACCTTGCGTTAAAGCCATCACGGATTGTACTCGTAATAATGCTTCTTGAACTTTGTCACTTTCTACGCCTATCAATGCTAAACCACCTTCAAACGCTTGAATACCGTTCATAACGCCATTTATAGCACCTTCAGCAGCAGCGAATTTAGCATCAGGATTAAACCCCTTTATTAAGTCTTTACTAAATTCAATTTGGTCTTTTAATTCAGCAGCCGCTTTAGCAGCCTTAACCGCTTGGTCGGACGTTTCACCGTATTGTTGTGAAAGCTTTTGTAATTCTTGTACGGCTTCACGGTATTGTTGTTTTAATGACTTGCTATTGTCTTGTATTTCTAATTCTATTGTCCGTTTTTCTGCCATTGTTTACGCTTTTTTTGATTATAAACTTTTTTAATATCGTCCGTTAATTCGTGTTTTCCTTTTGCCACGTCTACAATTTCACTCACTCCGAAAAAATTATCGCTTTTAAGTAGTTCTAAAATTAGTTGTATCATTGTTGTAATATTTGAATTGTGTTTATTACCGTACTACCGTCGCCCATTGTGTACGTAACCGTTAAAATTATTACTTGCGTACTTGAATTTTCAGTTATTAAGTTTTGAAATTCTTCAGTAATTAAGCTATTCGAATTTTCGGCTAATATGTTTTGCGGGCTATTCGTGTTTTCAGGAATACAAACTACAATTGTTTCACTACTTGTAATTGTACTCGGAGTAATTGTAACACCGCCAAATGTAGTTGTAATTGTAGCACTAACCGCACCGTTTACAAATCTAATCGGTATGTTTAAACATTGTGCGTCAAAACTTGGTACGTACGGTCTACCGCTTGTAATTGGTCGAAAGTCTAAATACAAACTGAAGTCAACTTGCCCCGTACTTAGGTTGCTTTTCATTTCGTTTATTATATAGCGTTTATCTCTTATAATAACACGATCATTTAATTGTAGGTTTGTAAGTAAAGAAACGGGTAAATTCGTCTTAACGTGAACAAGCCTATTTTTAAGGTTGAACAAACTAAACAAATATGCGCTATAATATTCAGCAAATAAACCTTGTTGAATTGTTTCTAAATGAATTATAGAATTATCAGCGCCAAAATTTAAACTATATTTCGTGTTTTGATAGGTAAGGTCTTGACCGAATAAAGCGAACGTGTCAATGTTTAAATGCGTTGCTCCAGTATAGAATTTAATATCATGTGGCAAAGGGTCACTTTCACCGTATAAATAAAGTAATATAGGCTTCGGCGTGTACGCTTGAAAATTCTCGTTTAACGTATATCCGAAAATAGCGTAGTTACCTGAATTATCGATTGACCTTTGAAACAATAAATTTTCAAAGGGAACTTCAATTGTGTATTCGTCACCGTCGTAATTGTATTGATATTCTAAATCTCCGTACTGTTGGTTATATGTTTTAAAGTAATTCTTATTTGCAAAGGACTCACTTTGTTGGTATTTAAAAGCTATTTTTTTATACAGCTTAATTCGTTCAATATCAATTGAATCTACATCCGTGTATTGTGTAATATCTACTATTGCGCCTTGTCCGTACCAATCTTCTAAAGGTAATATTTCAAAAGTGTTTACATCAGTAGCTACGCACGTACAATTAAATTCTTTTAACACGCCCGAAAAGAAGTCGCTAACTTT